TGGAAATTTTATACAAGAAACAATTAATGTTATACCCAAAGATTTTAATTCTATTCTAGGAGCAGTAGGCGGAGAGTTTGATGTTCTTAGAGAATTAATTGAAGACATTGAAGACAGAAGTGGCATATCCTTAATAGACGGTGCAATAAGTGGCGCACCTGCAAAATTTAATCCTAATCCTCTTAGAGAATATAATTCACACAATTATGTTATTACATTTGGTATAATGAATGCTGATACAATTAATAATCCTGAATTACTTAGACAAGACAGCTTTACAAAAGTAATAGCAAGGACAGGCGGCGGAATGTATGACAAGAGGCATCAAATTCCTGTAGAAAAAGAAATTGGCGGCCATGCAGAATACTTTATAGACAATTTGCAAACATCGGCAGTAATATCCCCTAATCAAAAAACTGGTATTGCATTAGGAACTGATCTTAGTTTTGAAATTACAGAACCGTATAGTATGGGAAATTTCTTACAGTCTGTTGTTGAGTCTGCTAAAGATTTAGGATACAAAAATTATAGCGAAGCTGTATACGGAATAAAAATTGAATTTACTGGTTATGACGAACAACTAAACATTGCTAATCTTGTTACAGCACCGGCATATATTCCTGTCAAAATTTTAAATATAGAGTTTGATGTATCTGGATCTGGATCTGTATATTCACTAAAAGCTGTTCCATATAGCGAAGTTGCACTAAGTGACGAAGCTGCAGAAACAAAAATGGATATAAATGTTGTTGGTTCTACAGTGTCAGATTTATTATCTGGGGTTGATAGAAGTGTAATGACTGTTATTAACCAGCGTATAGATGGCTTAGAAGATTCTGGGGCAATACCTAATCAATCCGGCGACAGGTATATAATTGCATTCCCCAAAGACCCTGCAGCAATTATGAAAATTGTAAACGGAGAAATATCTCCACCCGATCAGATACAAATTACAGCTGCAGAACAATTAAGAAGAGAAAAGGGGTTAGCTGAACTACCTGAGGATGATCCTAGAAAGCAAGAAAGTTTGGATGCTGTAAAAGTTCCTAGCAAGAGTGCTATTTTTACAAATTTGGAAAATTATTGTCGTAATATTTCATTTATGAATGAAATAGGTCTTAGTTTAATGGTACCTGATGACAACCAAGGCGGCACAGCACCTTCACCTGATTTAAGTGCATCATATAACGAAGAAGGTGTAGCAGATACAACAGCAGGAGAAATGACTGTAGCTGAAAAAGCAAGGGAAAAAAGCTTTTCTTCAGGAAGTCGTATAGATGAAATAATTGAAAAGGTATTAGTAGATAGTGAATATGCAGCAGAAAATGCAGCTGAAATTTCAGAAAATGGAATTCGTAAACTGTATAGAATTAATACACATGTATTTCAAGACACTAATCCCGAAGCAGAAAAAATTAAAGGTAGACCGCCGTTAGTATTTGTTTACGCAGTAGTTCCATTTTACACTGACGATGCAAGTTTTCAGCCTCCAAACGGCGTAGCAGCAAACCGTGGCGGAATAAGACAAGCTGCTACAAAAGAATACAATTATATCTATACTGGAAAAAATGAAGATGTATTAGATTTTAATATTAACTTTAACAATGCGTTTTTACAAGAAGCATATGCTAACTTTGGTATGAATCCAGGAGCGTCGGCATCAGGAGGATCTGACAGAAAAACTTTTCAAAATACTGGCGATCAAAAAGGCGCAAGTACAAGTAAAGCTAACAGCGGCGATAAATCGTCTGCAGGCGGAACAACAACAGAAAGAACAGAATTTGCTATTACAGGCGACAGTAGAACAACAGATATTAGAAAACGTTTAGCAGAAACATTCCATCATAGATTCCTAAATAACAATGTTGACATGCTGAGTGCTAGTTTAAATATATGGGGAGATCCTTTTTATCTCCCCACACAAACAGGAAACTATATCGCTGATAGAGCAAGCGGAACTCCTTCTGTAACTGAAGAAGGGTATATGACATATTTAGAAAATGATGTGTATGTTATAGTTAACTTTTCTACTCCGGTTGACTATTCTATAGAAGGAGACAATATTTTAAGATCTCAACTTGTGCCGGAATTTAGTGGTATATACAGAGTCTTAAGTGTACAAAATAGTTTTAATAAAGGTCAATTTACTCAAAGTTTAGAATTACTTAGATCGCGTGGACAAGAGGACGAAGGCGAACCGGGAACATTTGTAGAAATTAATGATGATGTTGCAGTAAATACCGGACCTGGAACACAACCAACTACAGGAGACGTAGGCGGCAACGAAGAAGGCGGTAACAATGATTCGCCTTGCGAATCTCCATTAGACTTGCTTCCTAAAGTTGGTGACAAAGTTGACCGTGTTATTACGGGTGTATTTCCTGAAATCAAAAAACTTGCAAATATTCCTAGTTTAACAGTTGCAGGTGTAACATGGTCTCCGCCTGAATCGTTATTTGCAGCTATTCCTAGTGTAAGAAAGGCAGACGTTGATGCTGCCGTAACTCAAATCAACAATGCTACAGATCAAGCAGTGTCGGCTGTAAATAGTATAACAGGTATTAAAGGACCCTTCTAATGGCAGTTACAGTTAGCGATATGGATCGTAAATTATTGAAGTTGATTGCCGACGGAGAAGCAGTTAGATCAAATCCTTATTGTAGTGTATGGCCTGGTTCTGTAGAACCTTCACTTACTTCTATGACATTGTCTCAAGTCCAAGATTATCAAACACAACGAATTAACTCTGGAAGAGAATCTAGTGCAGTAGGAAAATATCAGTTTATTAAAAGCACATTAAAAGACTGCATAGGATATTTAGGATGCGATCCATTAAGGGTATGTTTTACATCAGATGTACAGGATGCATTAATTATTAAAAGATTAGAAAAAACTAGAAGATATAGCAAATGGAAAAGCGGAGAATTAGATAGCGGAAAATTTATGATTTTTTTAGCTGCTGAATTCGCAAGTATGCCTGTACCTTATGATATTGCAGCAGGAAGTGTATACAAAGGACTGCCAAAAAGAAATTTAAAAAAAGGTCAAAGTTTTTATGCTGGAGATGGATTAAACAAATCAAATCATAATCCTGACAGTGTATATCAAGCACTAGAAGATATTAGAAACGGTGGTGAGGGAAATATATCAGATGTTGACGTAACAACAACTGGAGGAAATAGAGCTAGACCACCTAGTGGGATAAGCACTAAATCACAAGTAGAAGCAACATCTGCAGGATCACAAACAGGCGCATATAGACCTACTAGAGCAGGCGCTATGCCTTTGCCAAATGTAGATTTACCTGTAGTAGATAATCCATATGTATATTATCAAATAGATGCGCTAGATGACAGGTATGATTTTAGATCTGGTGAAAAAGTAAAAGATATACTTGTACATGGAATAAATGCCGCGGCAATAAGTCCTGTAGTAGTTTCAGATCCTGGTGTAGCAGGAGGAACATCTGACGTTGGAACTTCGCCATCTTCTGCTGATGCTACTGGAGAAACCGAAAGTGTACAAAATCCAGATGCATTAGATCCAAGAGGACAAGAACAATTACCTGATTTAGTTCCTAAAGAAGTACCTGCTCCTGTACCAACTGGCGAAGACGGAAATATAGATATTACTGCTCCTGCATTACCTTATATAGAAAGTGTAATAGATGATGCATTAAATAGTATTCCTGTTTTCGGCGACTTAAAAAATGGAACTGCACCGTGTTTAGATTCGGTCACAGGCGCCGGAGGTTATGTAGATGCAATAGACGGTGCAATAAACAACTTGTCTCCTGACGTAACAGGATTAGTAAATCAAGCCAAAGATGGGTTAACCGATAAGGCAAAAAATGCAGCACAAAATCTTACAAAAAGTTGGACTAATACATAATGGCAAGAAATGAACCACCAAGAAAAGGAACTACGTATACTCGTACAACAAGAGAATTACCACCTCTAAAAGTAGGTTCGCCGTACGAAGCTGTAATTGTTAATAATATTGATGTTAACAATATGGGAACACTAGAAGTAGAAATATTAAGATATACTTCTGCAGGAAACTTGCCAGAGAAAAGCGGACAACTTGAAACTGTACGCTATTTGAGTCCGTTCTATGGCACAACTCCTGCTAGAGGCTTAACAGAAAATGACGGATATGAATTTACGCAAAAAAGTTATGGTATGTGGGCAGTGCCGCCGGATATTGGCACTAAGGTATTAGTAATATTTGCTGAAGGAAATAAAAACTTTGGGTATTGGATAGGATGCATACCAGACGATTACATGAACTTTATGGTACCGGACGGAAGACCATCAACTACACTTACTACAGAAAACACACCTGAACACTTGATAGGTAAAAAATTACCTGTTGGTGAATATAATAAAATGGTTGAATCTGGTGAAAAAGTTGATACAACTCTTTTTAACAAACCATATAACAAAGACTTTACACAAATATTAGAAGTTCAGGGTTTATTAGCAGACGAAGCTAGAGGCACTACTACAACTAGTGCAAGACGCGACTTTCCTAGTATGGTGTTTGGATGGAGCACACCTGGTCCTAAAGACAAGCGTAAAGGCAACCCAAAATTTGAAGTAGGGCCAGATGGTAAAAAAGTAGAGTTACCCTACAATAGACTAGGCGGCTCATCGTTTGTAATGGATGACGGTGACGAAAGATTTGTTAGAGAAACACATGCAGAAGATGGTCCACCAAGATATGTAAACAAAGGCGCAGGATTTCCAGGCGGCGACGAAACTATACCGCAAAATGAATTGACTAGATTACGTACTAGAACAGGGCATCAGATAGTGATGCATAATTCAGAAGATTTAATCTATATTGCAAACAGCAGAGGCACAGCATGGATTGAACTATCTAGTGATGGTAAAATTGATATTCATGCCCAAGATAGTGTTAGTGTAATGAGCAATCAAGATATTAACTTTACAGCTGAAAGAGATTTTAACATTGACGCTGGTAGAAATATAAACATGAGGGCACAGGCTAGATTCTCCGACGGACAAAAAACGTTAGATGGCGTAGAGTCTGGTAGAATACAAATAGAAAGTGCGTTTGATACTAATATTTTAGTAGGTAACAATTATAAAAGAAATGTTTTAGGTACTAGTAATATAAAAATAGACATGGATAACTTTGTTACTATAGAAAACAATCACGAAGTTACAGCAGGAAATATCTTAAATACGTCTCTAGGTGGCTTCCATCAAAAATCTGCACATACTTTCTATAGAGAAAGTGCAAGTAATATTAACGATTTATCAGCAGGAGTATATCTTAATAAAGCTTCTGAAATAAATTCTCATTCTACTGGCGATACTAAAATACTTACTGTTGGCAATCATAATACTATTATACAGGGCGATCAATCTCTTACAATTACAGGTGCCAATACTATACAAGCCGATGTGCAACATTTTGAAGCAACAAATGGTTTACATATATTAGGAGGCACAGCAATCGCAGGAGATGCAGATCAAATTAGTTGGAACACAGGAAAATCTGTTGCAGGAGTTGCAGCTTTGACTGCACTTAGTGCAACTTCAGCAACTTCAGCAAAGATTGCAGAACCAATTATACCACTTCCGCTTATTAACTTGCCTTATGTATTTCCTGGTACTAAAGATACAGTGCCTTATGAAAGCATACACGCAAGAGCACCACAACACGAACCCTGGCCGCATCATGAAAATTTAAATCCGCTAGGATTTAAAGCAGAACAAACTGACAGGGAATCACCAGGACAACTTATGCCTTCAGATAGGATATTGACACCTGATACATTTACAAAATCTAAATCTAATGTACAAGAATCTGCAACAGTATTAAACTCTAGCGGAAATGACGATTACGGTACAACAGGCGATCAAACAATTGTTAATGGAGTAGATGTACCTCCGGAAACTGTACCTGGAACAGAATCACTTAGATCTATTTCTAATTTCCAAGTTGACAAAGAAAGAACCGATGAATATATGGCTAAATCAGGATATGGAAAATATCTTGGTAGAATATTTGTCGGCGATGGTCCTCTTGGAACAATCACATCAGGTAAACGAGGACTTAAAGCAGACGTTGCAGAAATTTGGGTACCAAACTTCCAAGGATTTATTGACGAACTAGAAGGCACCGGATACGAAATAAAAACTCTATTAGGATTCAGTAAGCGTACAATTGGTAAATCAAAAAACTGGAGTACACATGCTTCCGGAGCGGCTATTGATATTAACCCACCAAATCCTGTAAGGAACGGCACCCCTAATGGACTATTTAAACCTCGACCAAGAAATGCACCGGTTACAGACATGCCTGCAAATACAGGTGAAATAGCTAAAAAATGGGGGCTTGGCTGGGGCGGAAACTGGACATCTATAGATGATGCTATGCATTTCAGTACTGCTGCAAATGAAGGAGGAAGTTATAGATTTACTCCAGGAATAATTCCACAAGGTCCTAGCACCGACGCTACTGTAGATAAGGACGGATTGCCTACAGGTGAATATGTTGCTCCAAGTAAAGAAATTAATGAAGCACTTGAAGCAGAATCTCCTACGCCGCCAGAAAATGAAAATGCACCAGGACCACAAAACGCGGACGGTTCTCCAAATACTGGACCACAATAGTAAGGTAAATATAGTATGAGCGAACTAGAACAAAATCTATATAAAAAATTAAGCGTAGCAAGTTCTACAAAAGAACTTCCTGGCAGTAGGACTTATAGAGGATTTTCTTCTGCCACAAACGATAAAAGTTTTAAGGTTTATGACCACGAAGCTATAAAACAAGACATTATTAATCATTTCCATATTAGACAAGGCGAAAAACTATCTGATCCAACTTTTGGATGTATTATATGGGACATATTATTTGAACCCTTCACAGTTGATTTACAACAAGCAATTATTGAAAATGTTACATTTATTATTAATTACGATCCTAGAGTTCAAGCTGAAGAAGTTATTGTAGATCAATACGAAAATGGCATACAAGTTACTGCAACTGTCAAATTTATTAACTATTCTATAGTGGAAAAATTGCGGTTTAGCTTTGATCAGCAAGCAGGATTATTATTTAAAAATTAAATACATACATTATTATATCACATAAATACACAAGTATAAAGGAATAATGATATGTCATCAAGTGATAGACAGTCTAGATTACTAGTATCAGAAGACTGGAAAAGAATTTATAGTAGCTTTAGAAATGCTGACTTTCAAAGCTACGATTTTGATAACTTACGCAGGGCTATGATTAACTATCTGCGTCAAAACTATCCCGAAGATTTTAATGATTATATCGAATCTAGTGAATATCTAGCCTTAATCGACATGATTGCATTTTTAGGTCAAAATATTTCTTTCCGTGTAGATCTAAATGCAAGAGAAAATTTCTTAGAAACTGCAGAACGTAGGGAAAGTGTCTTACGTTTAGCTCGTATGCTTGCATATAATCCAAAACGTAATCAATGCGCTAACGGATTGTTTAAAATTACAACTGTAAAAACAACAGAAACAATGTTTGATAGTCAGGGAATAAATTTATCTAATACTGTTGTTAAATGGAATGATAATGCAAACAATAATTATTTTGAACAGTTTTCAAAAATATTAAATGCAGCACTGCCTATAAACAATAGTATAGGAAATCCTTTAAAGTCACAGGATATAGAAGGCGTGACTACACAAAAATATAGATTTAATTCTACAAATAGTGATGCGGCCCTTTTTCCGTTTACAAAATCAATGGAAGGCACTAACGTAAAAATAGAACTAGTAAGTTCGGATATAGACAACGGCAGTATTGTTGAAGAGCCTCCACTGCCGGGAACAAGTCCAGCATTTTTGTTTAGAGATGACGGACAAGGCGCAGGAAGTTCTAATACAGGATTTTTTATGCATGGTAGACAAGGTACTATGCAACAAGGCACTTTTAATATAACAAACCCAACTGCTAATCAAACAGTTGCAATTGATGCTCAAAATATAAACGACTCTGATGTATGGTTATATAGTGTTGACTCAAATGGCTTTGAAACAGCTCAGTGGACAAAATTAAACGCCGTACAAGGTAATAACGTCATATATAATAGCATCTTTAATCAAGTTAGAGATATATTTGCTGTAGAAAGTCGTATTGGCGATAGAATTAATGTAGTTTTTAGTGACGGAACATTTGGAAACTTACCAAATGGTAATTTTAAAATATATTATAGAACAAGTTTGCCTACTCCTGCTGTAATTACACCGGGCGCAGTGGGTAATATAAATATCGCCATTCCTTATCAAGCTAGAAACGGAACTCAGCAAACTTTAACTTTGGGATTGAGACTACAATACACAATTATCAACGGTAGTGCAGCAGAGTCAAATGCTGATATCAAACTAAATGCACCTACTTCTTATTATACGCAGAATAGATTAATTACTGGGGAAGATTATAATGTAGGACCATTGTCTGTTAGCCAAGAAATTATTAAGACAAAAAGTGTAAACAGAATCAGTTCGGGAATTAGTAGATACTTAGATATAAAAGATCCTAGTGGAAAATATAGTACTACAAAATTGTATGCAGACGATGGCGTATTATATAAAGACATTTATGAAACAAAACAAGACTTTACATTTTCGTCACAAAGTGACATAGAAGGCATTATTGTAAACAGACTACAAGGAATAATCGAATCTTCCGGTGTTAGAAATTTTTATCTTGCACAGTATTCTAAACTAATTGTTGACGATCTTAGTGCAACATGGAACAGTTTTAGTAATTTAACTAACCAAAATATTGGTACTATTGTAGATAATGATTCAACAGCATTTCCAGTAGGTACATTTACTTCTAGTAATTTTAAATCTATATTGCCTGGTGCTATGTTAAAATTTGTTGCTCCTGAAGGTAAACATTTTATGTCAGACAACAGTCATGCACTTATGGACGGCGAAGCAAATCATCCTTTTGCTGTGCTTTATAAATGGACAAAAGTTACAAATATTGTAGATGATGGTACTATTATAGACCCTGATCTAAACACAGGCGGCATAACACTTAGTGACTCTATTCCAACAGGTGCAATACTAGAAGAAATTATTCCTGCTTTAAGCATATTTTTTACAAACGATTTAAAAACACAAATTATTGATCAAGCATTTGCTTATAAAGATTTTGCATTGCGTTTTGATAGAACAGACGGTTTGTGGAAGTTAATACTTGCAGAGGATATTGACACAATTGATCAATTTGCATTAGGTAAGACAGGAGATACTTCCGGGCAAAATCTTGACGCAAGTTGGCTAACATACTTCAAAACTAATGGAGAGAAATATACAGTAACTACAAGAAATTTACGATATATATTTGAAAGTGAAAATGAAACAAGATTCTCTTTTGATAGTTCTGATAAAATTTATGATCCTAAATCAGGAAAAATTGTTAGAGACAAAGTGCGTGTCCTTGACATTAATACTCAGCCTGATATTAATAAACCTTTCACTCAAAACTATGACTGGAATATTAGTAATTCTTACAAAGACTCAGAAGGATATGTAGATACTAGAAAAATACAAGTTGAGTTTTTTGATTTAGATAACGATAATGTAATAGATGATCCAGATCTTTTCAATCAAATCGTTAGTCCACTTGTAGCACCACAACAAAAACTTGTATTTCTAAAAAAGTTTACAACAAGTGATAACGTAGAAGAATTTAGATATTTTAATAACACAGATAATACAATTATTACAAAAACAAATCAAGCTGCAATCGGAGCTTATAGTCAGTATGAAAATGAAGGACAAATTTTCTACTTGTATGATGAAGGCATTTTTAAACAACTTAATAAAGTTTTAAATAATTTATCTACTGTTGATACATATCGTGCTTATACCGGTAGAGATAAAATTAGATTTGAGTACACACATGTTGCAGACTCCAACTATAGAATTGATCCTGCTATTAGTAATATCATTGACACATATGTTTTAACAAGACAATACGATACAAATATTAGACAGTATTTGAACGGAGTATTATTAAATTTACCATTACCTCAAAGTAACGACGAGTTGTTTAGAAACTACGGCAGCGAAATTAATAAAATAAAGTCAATAAGTGACGAAGTCATTTATCACCCAGTTAAGTATAAGATACTATTTGGTACAGAAGCTAATGAAGATTTACAAGTGATTTTTAAAATTGTTAGAAACAAAGATCTTGTCGTTAATGACAATGAGTTAAAAGCTGATGTAATTACTGCAATTAACGAATTCTTTGCAATTGAAAATTGGGACTTTGGTGAAACATTTTACTTCCAAGAGCTTTCGGCATATATTATAAACAAACTAACACCTAAGCTAGTTAGTATTGTAATAGTTCCTAGACAAGGATCTCAAGCATTTGGTAGTTTATTTGAAATAAGATCAGAACCAGATGAAATATTTATAAGCGGAGCATCTGTATCAGACGTAGAAATAATTAAAGAAATTACTGCTGTACAAATTCAAGCAAGCGGCAAAGTAATTACAAATAGTGCATCATCTACGTCAGGAATAGCATCGGGTAATGCAACAGTTACACCTAGGACTACTAGCACAAATAACACCACAGTAGTTAATACATCTAATAATAGTTCAAGTGGTTCTAGTTCAAGTGGTTCTAGTTCAAGCGGTTCTAGTTCAAGCGGTTCTAGTTCAAGCGGTTCTAGTTCAAGCGGTTCTAGTTCAAATAATTCTAGCGGTGGAGGCTATAGTTACTAATGGCGTATGATAATAATCAAAATGAAAACGCACTTCCGACGCCCGACAGTGGCGATAAGACATCTGTAAATTTTTTACCTAAGTTTTTTAGGACTGAAGCAAATAGAAAATTTTTACAAGGTACAATAGATCAGCTTATATCTAAAGGCGCCGCTGAAAAAATTGACGGATATGTAGGGAGAAAATATACTTCCTCTTATAAAGCAAATGATAACTATCTAGAAGAAACTTCCCAACAAAGAGAAGATTACCAGCTTGAGCCTACAGTTACAATTAGAGACAATTTAAACAATGTAGACTTTGCTAAAGATTATAAAGATTACCTCAATATAATTAAGTATTTTGGCGGCAGTATTTCAAATCAAGATAGATTAAACAAAGTAGATACATACTCTTGGAACCCCCATATCAATTGGGACATGATTACTAATTTTAGAGAATACTATTGGTTGCCTAATGGTCCTTTGAGTGTTGCTATTGCCGGGCAAGCAAGAGATATTACAAGTACATACTCTGTTACAGTTGAAGATCAGGGCGACAACGATGTTTATATTTTTAATGACGGTCTTACAGCAAATCCTAAATTAAACTTATATAGAGGACAAACTTATAAGTTTGAAATTGACACTCCGGGACATCCTATTGCGTTTGCAATAGAAAGATCTTTTGTTCCAGGTAAAGCTTTATTAGTAGCCGGTAAAGAAGGAATTAGGTCTAGCGGATTATTTGATGCAGAACTTTATGGTAATGAATACGATATTGGAGACTTTGTTGTTACACCCGAAGCAGGAAGTGTAACATTTGAATCTGCAGAAAATGTATCAACACTATACAACGACGGAATTAAGAAATTTAACGAAGCCGGTAATGAAGTTGCTATTGTTTATGTAGAAAAAGGAACAATAACATTTACTATACCTGCTAATGCACCAGACAGACTGTATTATATAAGTTCCGCAACACCTGATACAAGTGGGTTAATTAAAGTATACGATATCGAAGAAAATACATTCTTAAACGTAGAGCAAGATATACTTGATAAAAAAACTTACACTAGTTCTAATAATGTAGAGCTTACTTCGGGCATGTTGGTAAATTTTACAGGATCGGTTTCCCCTGCAAAGTATGCAGACGGCAGTTGGTATGTAGAAGGAGTTGGACAAAATATAAAACTTGTATCACAAAGAGATTTAGTATTGCCTTCAGCTTACACAGAGAATATTGAAATTCCGTTTGATACAAATAACTTTGATGTTTTTCCGTACTCAACAGCAAATAACTATCCGCAAAATAAAGATTATATTGTAATAAATCGTGGAGCAAACGATAGAAATCCTTGGAGTAGGACCAATAGATGGTTCCATAAAGATGTAGTATTAAAGAGTTTCGAATTAAATGGACTAAATGAAAACTTAGATGATAATTTTAGAGCAAAACGCCCTATTATTGAATTTGAAGCAGGGATAAAATTATATAATTTTGGCACACAGGCAAAACTTGATATTGATTTAATTGATACAAAAACAACTGATGTGTTTAGTAACGTGCAAGGACAAGAAGGTTATATTATTGATAATATAGAGCTTGCCGAAGGCATGCGTGTATTATTTACAAATGATAAAGACCCATTAGTTACTGGTAAAATTTATGTAGTAGAATTTAAGAGCATAGGAAAAAACAGAAGGGTTATAAGTTTTAAAGAACCAGTAGATTGCGCACCTCAAGATTTAGAAACTGTATTTGTAAAAATTGGTAAAGCGTATGCTGGCAAGACATTTCACTATCATAAAAATGTTTGGACACAAGCACAAGAAAAAAGTTTGAATAACCAAGAACCTGTATTTGATTTATGTTGTCCGAGCGGTAGAGAATATGCTGATCAAGATATTTTTGACGGGTCAACTTTTAGAGGTACTAAGTTATTTTCTTATAAAAAGGGAACAGGTTCAAATGATCCTGAATTAGGGTTTCCGTTAACTTATAGAAACATTGAAAATACTGGTGATATACTATTTGAATTTAATTTGTTGACAGATGTGTTTACATATCAACAAGATGATGATAAAATTGATGTTTCTACAAGTATAGCTAATCTAAAAAAATATAAAACAAGGACAGTTTTTAATTATGTGAACGGTTGGAATAGCAAACCTACTAGATTTAAACAGTATGTAATAAGAGATATTGAAGTATTACCTAATCAATTAAATAATTTTGAAGTAGATGTATATGATAACGCATATTTGTTAGACGACCTTACAGTAAAAGTTTATGTTAACAATAAATTAAAAGTAAATCTACAAGATTATACCTTAGATAAGGGTGTTAATTTTATTGCGGTTAAATTTAATACTGATTTAGTTGAAGGCGACTTTGTAAAATTTAAGACTCACTCTGCACAAGACAAAAATGAAAATGGGTATTACGAGTTACCAGTCAGTTTAGAAAGAAATCCCCTAAATGCTGATCTTGTAGAATTTACATTAGGTGAAGTATACGATCATGTTGATAGTATTGTTGAAGAACTAAACGGATTTACAGGAGTATATCCTGGAAATAGTAATTTACGTGATCTTGGTAATGTAACACATCTAGGAAAACATTTTGTTAAACACGAAGCAGGTTTAGCAAATACTTTGTACCATCTTACAAACAAACAGTATAATATTATAAAAGCTTTAAAATATTCTAAAAGGAAATATGCTACATTTAAGACAACTTTTATAGATACAGCTACAAATTTAGGATTTGACGGAACAAATAAAGCGCACGTAGATAAAGTTTTATTGGCTATTAATAAAGACAAACCTAAAGTACAACCTTTTTACTTTAGTGATATGGTAGCTAGTGGTGACAGCAATAGAATAGAATACACTATAATTGATAAAGAAATTAATTTGTATCCATTGACGTCAACCTTTACACTTAGTGATTTATCTGCAAAAGCAGTATTGCTATATTTAAACGGCACACAACTTGTACATGATAGAGATTATACTTTTAATGACGATGGATTTGTTAACATTGCGTGTCAAAAAGAAAATGGCGATACATTAGAAATTTACGAGTATGCAACTACCGACGGGTCATTTATTCCACCTACTCCGTCAAAACTAGGATTGTATCCTACATGGCATCCAGAAATTTTTATAGACTCTACACAGTCTAACAAGCCACTAATCAATACAGCAGGTCCTTTTAAGATTTACGGTGAAGTTGAAGTAGGTAGTTATAAAAATCATCATGGATGGTTTTATCCTTTATATACATCAAATGCTGCAGCTAAGTCTGCAGATACTGCTGCCGGCGGCACAGGCACCTGTGTTAACTTATTATTTAAAGGACTGCCTGTACAATTTTATATACCAACTGTGTCTGCAAATTATGCAACGATAGACGATCAAGAATTAGGAATTGAAGAATATCCAGTAAACTTATCATTTGTAAAAGGGCATGACGGTAGCCAGATTAAATGTTATAAAGATTATAGAGATAATTTACTATTAGAATTAGAGAAACGTATCTATAATAATATCAAAGTAGATTATGCTAATAATAATATTGATTATTATAATTTTGTAGGTGGCGATTTTAGAAAATATCAAAATTCAGTAAAAGTACAGAACAAAGTATTACTAACTGACTTTATAGAATATCAAGCAAATATAAACGAAT